ATCGGTGTAGACAATTTCCTTTCTGAGCAACAATTTCAGCCGCTTCTTTGCTTCTATGAAGACTGGCGAAAATATGGCCGCTATTCCCTTTTGCTGCCACAAAATGAGTCGTGCTTTTAATTGTTTTTGACTGTTTACTGGCTCGGATTTGAGTAAAGACTCCAATTTGACATGGACCTTGATCTTGTTTAGCGGGTTCACCAACATTCCTTGTTCTAACAGATCCATCAACTCCTTTGCAATCTCCGGTCCATCAGGTTTTAACTTTAACCACTCGAGCGTTGCTTCTGCGTTCAAACTTAATTGTTCTGATTGGAATTTTTTAATCAGCTCATCAGCATCATCGTGAAAATAAGCGGCTTTAATTTTACGCACTTCCACTTCAGGTATAATGTCTACCTGTCTCAGAACGATTTTTGACCCCATCACACCCACAAAATTATTGAATTCCGTGTTGGCTTGTTTAGTCATCACAGGCCTTGCGTTTAATGGGTTTGTAGTCATTGCTATCTTTTTGTTTCTCCTATTTTTGACACTACGTCTCTTGATTTGATGACGATATCGTTTTTCGGCAGGTACCTAGTGTTAAAGTCGCTTAAATCTGGGTCGTTCCAGAAATTGGCAATCTCTGCAGGAACGTTCTCTTTGTATTCATCCAAAATGTCAATTGGTATATCTCCCATGGAACTTGCATTGATCATGTGGATGTATGGTCTTTCGTACAAATTTTCCATATTTGTCGGTCCTATGGAGCCCGCTGCGTCACTCATTTTTGCCATCATCAATGACTCAACTGGCAAATTTGTTGTGCTTGGGAATGGTTTATTGCTCAGTTTTTTCTCCTGTTCCAATTGCCAGTACCTGTTGTCAGATGTCAATTGATTGGTGGGAATGGCACTGAACCTGAGAGATTCTAGTGAATTGTCATCATAGTCACCGCCTCCGGCAATTTTGATGGGAATCAGTTCCAAGATCCCGTACACGATTACACACCTGGACTGTTTCTTTTGTGAAACTAGAACACACTTGCTTAGTGTAATTTCACCCAAATTGATGGCGTTGGTGGGCCCATCATAAGGTTTTGTTTTGAACGTCAGTTTGCTGACATTGTCTAGCTGATCTTCCAAGTCTTTCAGTTTCATTTCATAATCATCCAGGGCGGCATAATAGTTGTCATCATCATCATAATTGGACTTGTCAGGTTTTTCTACGGTCATCTCTGATGCCTCCCTGTTTGACTTGAACCAGTGCTCAACTGTAGGTTGCAAATTGTCCATGTCCAAGTCAAGCCATCTGCAAGC